AAGAAAGATATGAACATGGCAGAACTTGTACTGGCACAAAATGCCGAGGAAGTGACCGCTATTGCATCACCAAATGGCTAGAGATAGTCAGGAACCACAGCCCACTTCGGTGGGCTTTTTTGTATGTGTCTTAAGGAGACGAATTAACAATGAAGACAGAAGAGCAGTTAATAAACGATGGGATGGCAGCCGAGGCATTACTTAAAAATGAAGCCTTTAACTCAGTAGTCAATGACCTGGTAGATATGACCTTTCAGTCATTTGCTACATCCAGCCCTGGGGAAAACGACAGTCGCGAAGGTGCTTACCAGAACTACAAAGCCTTGGTAGATATTGTCAACACCCTGAAACAACGAGTCGCAATACGCGATGACATTAATGAGAGAGCAAGCGAAAGCCGCTCAGAAGAGGAATAGGATCATGTCAGATTTTGATAACGTCCAAGCAGAAACCACTTCGGAATACCACGGTCTCGACTCTGTCGATGATGCAGTGGACGCAATTCTTGGAAATTGGAATGACCCTGAAGAAGATCAGGTATCTGAACAGTCTCAAGAGGCAACAGATGAAGACACCGATGAGACTGGTGACGAATCTGAAAATGAAGAAAGCGAAGGTGAAGAACAAGATCAAGAAAGTGAGGACCCTGAACAAGAAAACGAAGAGTCAGAAGACACAGATGAAGACCAGGAAGACCAGGTAGAAGAAATTGACCTGGACGAAGATACCCTGGTAGAAATCACTGTCGATGGCGAAGCGAAGCAGGCATCCATAAAAGACTTGAAACGACTCTACGGCCAAGAGCAATCTTTAACTCGTAAGTCTCAAGAGACAGCAGCCCAGAAAAAACAGGCCGATGAGTCTCTGCAAAAATCAACAGCAACACTACAGGCGATGATCAATCGTGCTCAGGAACGCTACAAGCCATATGCAGAAGTTGACATGCTCCTCGCGAGTAAACAAATGTCTTCCGATGATTTTGCTGCGCTCCGTGCCGAAAGCAAGTCGGCTCAAGATGAGCTTAAATTTCTAACTGAAGAGTCAGACCAACTAGTGGGTTATGCTCGAGAGCAACAAGCACAACAGCAGCAGATTGCTGCGAAAGAATGTGTGAAGGTTCTCCAGGCTGAACTCCCGGACTGGTCCAACTCTATGTACAACGATATCCGTCAATATGCGATATCCCGAGGACTCGCAGAAGCCGAAGTAAATCAGTTTACAGACCCGACTGTAATCATGCTTTTAAACAAAGCTAGGTTATACGACCAAAGTAAATCGGTGGCAACTAAAAAGAAATCGACAGCAGCTAAGAAAATCTTGCGATCAAAGAAAGCGCCTCTCACCAAGTCTGATGTTAAACAACAGAAGGCAAAAGCGACTCAGGACAAACTGCGTAACAGTGCATCCAGGGGTAGTGATCTTGATGATATAGCAGCGGCAATTATGTCTGGCTGGGAATAATCATTCTAATTTTCAAAAGGTAATTTCAACATGGCTACATTACAAACCTATACCGTTGTTGGTATGGCTGAGGACGTTTCTGCAACTATTGCAAACATCTCTCCAACTAGTACTCCCTTCCAGAGCAGCATCAAGTCAGAAAAAGTTCACGCTCGTACATTCGAGTGGATGGAAGATTCAATTCGTGCGGCAGGTACCAATGCTTTAGTAGAAGGAGCTAACAGCTCAGATACTACTGTTGGTGAGCCTACTCTACGCTCTAACGTCTCCCAGATCATCGGTGAGTCATTTAAGATTGCAGCAACAGTTGACGCAATCAAGACTCATGGCCGTGCTAAGGAGACAGCATACGCTCTCGCCAAGACCCTAAAAGCAATCAAGCTCGATGTAGAAAAAGCAATGGTCGGTGTGGACCAGGCAGCAGTCGCTGGTGGCGCTTCAACCGCTCGTAAGATGGCATCAGCAACACAGATGATTTCTACTGCTTTAGACGCCGGTACCAACTCTACCGATGCTCTTACAGAAGCCAAGCTACTAGCTTTACATCAGACCTGTTACGAGAACGGTAGTGATCCATCAGTTCTCATGGTTAAGCCAGCAGACGCTAGTATTATCTCAGGTTTCACCACTGCTTCATCTCGTACTCGTGACTTTGGCCAGAGCAAGACCCTGACCTCAGCTATCGAAGTGCTCGTAACTCCATTCGGCACAATCCGAGTTTTGATCAACAGAAACCAGCTAGGCACCCACGCCCTGTTGGTCGATCCGTCAATGTGGAAGCAGTGTACCTTGCGTCCATTCACTCGCACTCTGTTAGCTAAGAATGGCGATGCGGACCATCACTTTGTAGTTGGTGAGACTTCTTTGAAGCATTCATCATTTGCAAGCTGTGGAATGCTCACTGGCCTGTCTTAAGGCTAGTTAAGTAGTTTTGGGGGTATCGTGGTACGAAGAAGGTTTTTCTCTCCTTACTTCTTTTTACTGCGGTATCCCCATTTATTTTTTAAGGAGAACCCATGTCACAACAAGAAACAGAAAGTCCAATTATTCATGATGTGCAGAACATAGTGTTAAAGGATAACGATGAAAACAATTTCACGATCCAGCACACCCAGCACATCGACCAATCGTTCCTGGATAACCTCCGGGACGTTAGAGAAAACTCGTTAGCTCAAGACGAAGCTGAGTACATGTCAGTTGCAAGTATTCCCGTGGCAATCCATGAGCAATGGTTGCGCGAAGGTTTTGACCTAATGAATGAGCCAGCACATGCAATTGTCGCTAGGCTAAAGCAAGACAATCTAGATGCATTCTTAACGACTAAAAAACAGGTATAAAAGATGAACTTAGGCGCGATCAGAACTCACTTCAAAGCACTGCTTAACCGTAGCGACATCACGGACGCGCTGGCTAATACTTTTATCGACCAGGCGACTGCAAGAATCCAAAGAACTTTAAGAATCCCAAGTATGGAGAAGACGCACTCTTACAATATTTCTGCACTGGCAGGATCTGTTGTATTACCTAACGACTTCCTGGAAGGCATCGACCTCAGTTACGACAACCACACTTTGTCCAGGTTACCGATGGGCGAAATGTTGGACCGTAAGAAAACTGGTGAAGTTGGTAATCCACATTTCTTTACCAGGGAAGGCGGTAAGTTTTTACTGACTCCCTCGCCTTCTTCTGGGACGCTATTGCTTAACTACTATTCCCAGTTTGTTGATATGACAGCAGACAGCGATGAGAACAACCTGGCTGCAGTAGGTAGCGATTTGATCATCTATGGTGCTCTTACCTATGCTTCGGATTATTACCTCGATGAACGTGCCTCACTATTTGAGCAGAAGTACACCCAGTTTATGAATGAGATCCAGGACCAGGCTAACGAAGCTGAGATCACTGGAAGTCTCCAGGCCATACGCCCTACTTACAACTTTTAATCCCGGAGTCGAAATGTCCAAGTCTTCATTCTTCAGTGGTACTGGCGTCAGTACTACTAATACTACTGCGCTAGAAAGCTCAACAGCCGCTGCCGCCGCTAGTGAATCCGCAGCCGCAGTTAGCGCCACCTCTGCAGCTTCCAGCGCATCCTCAGCGTCAGCTAATGTCGCCACTAATGCTGCAAGTGCAGCCGCTAGTGAAGCCTCCAGAGTAGCCTCAGTTGCCGCCAAAACTGCTTCAGAAACTGCTGAGACAAATGCAGAAACCGCAGAGTCGGCAGCCTTAGTTTCAAAGAATGCTTCAGCCGCTAGTGCGGTTGCAAGTGAAGCCTCAAAAGTCACGAGTGTAAACAGTGCATCGACCGCTACAACAAAAGCCTCAGAGGCTTCAACTTCAGAGACAAACTCAGCAGCGAGCGCAGCTACTGCGACTTCAAAAGCAGCGGATAGTGAAACTGCCAGAGCAGCCTCAGTCGTTGCAAAAGATGCAGCAGTAGCTGCTAAAGATGCAAGTGTTGTAGCTAAAGATGCAAGTGTGGTTGCAAAGAATGCATCGGTAGCAGCCCAGGCCGCAGCGGAAACTGCGGAGACAAATTCAGAGACGGCTGAAACTAATAGTGCAAACAGCGCAACAGCCTCGGCCAACTCAGCCGCAGGTTCGGCTACGTCCGCAACCGCTAGTGAATCATCAAAAGTAACGAGTGTTGCTAGTGCCGCAGCCGCAGCTACCAGTGAAGCTAATGCAGCAACCAGTGAAACTAATGCTGCCGCTAGTTATGATCTTTTCGATGATCGGATGCTTGGAGCAAGAGCATCTGCGCCGACCGTGGATAACGATGGTAGTGCATTAGTCCAAGGTACTTTATATTTCGACACATCTAGTCAGACTATGAAAGTCTATGGATCTAGCGGATGGGTTCCAGCGGGCAGTTCAGTCAACGGCACAGCCGCTCGATTTAAGTTT